ATTTTTATCCTCCTACCCTATATTTTTATCAGTTTGATGGTGCCTGTAATATCGCAGCGCATTAATCAGCGAAGCAATGATTACACCGACGCCCACCGCAAGCAGAGCAAATAGCATCCAGCCGATTGATGTAATCTGCCCGTTGCGGATAAGCCCTGTTTGCGGGACGCTTGAATCAAACGCCAAATATCCAAATATTATGGATACGGCAATTGACAGCGAAAACGCCAGGATATACACCCAAATTTGCAATACGCGCTCCTTTTTTTCGTGCTTTGCCACTGATCCGGTCAGCTGCTCCATGCTGCCCTCCAAGTGCGCAATGCGTAGGGCTGCGCTATGCTTTGCATCTGCATCGGCCATTGCTCTGTGGGCCTCTGCCAGCTGCTCCTCCGTGGTTGGCCTCTTTACGATACCAAAATACTCATCTATAGACACACCGAGGGCGGCGCATATAAGCCCCATTTTGTATAGGCTTGGATCCTTTGACGACGCAGAAAAGTAATTGCTGATCGTGGACGATGACAGATCTGTTAAATCGGCTAAGTCTTGCGTGGTAAGATGCTGGTCCTCTTTTGCATCTCTGCAAATATCCTGCAAAGTTTTTCCATTTCTTCCCCTCCTGCCTTATTTCAGGCAAACCTCTCCGTTTGTTTTTATCTGCTAATCGTATATTATCCGGTTTTTGGATTGACTTGCCAAACAACAAACTGATACTGTGGGTATGCGGCCAAGAGCCAGTGACGGCGATAGGCGGCAAAAAATCCCCACCGTCCGGTGCGGGGGCGGTGGGGACTATATGAAATAATCTTCTGTGGATTTCACTTAATCCCCAATAGCTTGCCGACTTTTCTTTGCCGCCCCGCCTTTGTTGTAGGAATTCCCGTTGCTTTTGCAATCTTGCGTTTTGCGCTGGTAATTCCAAGCGCACGTTTCCAGCTAAAGGAAAGCCCTGGTATTTTAAAGGAAGATTTTTTAGCCATTTCTAATTATGCTCCTTCTTAAAAAATTTTTTATATTGTTGCCCTAAACTGTGCAACAAATGCCATATTTTGACTATAGGTAGATAAACCGAAAGGAGAAATAATGTGGATTGGAATCAGAAAAGTATAAAGATGGAAATTGTAAGCTATAAAACGAAAAATAAATGTGGCACAATAAGGGAAAGGCTCAAAGAAGAAATCCTCACGCTTACCGATACACAGGCGGAATATGTGCTAAGGAGGTTGCAATGTTTACTGCACGAAAAGGATTAAATGATCTGCTTCCCACTCCCATTGCTGGCGCTCGACTTCCGTCAAGTGCTTGTCGTTGGTGCTGGACGGTCTAAAAGTATATCTCATAGTATCGCCTTTGCACTTAAAACAATCGGCAGCAGTTTCTCGCACTGCTCGTCCGTCAAATCATTAAGAGCATCCATCAAAGCCTTTTTTGCTGGGCTCCCGCCCTCGATCTCCGGATCGGGGGCTTTTTTTGCGCCCTCCGAAGCTGCGTTTGCGGCTACATCGTCCGGCATAATGTCCTCTACGGAAACGCCGAGATATTCGGCAATAGCGGGAAGGCGAGCATTTGACGGCTTAGTTTTCCGCGTGTTCCATTGGCTATAAATGCTATTTGATAGCCCTAATGCGCGGCTTAAATCGGCTCCATTTTTGCCCTTTTTGCTCAAGTAAAAGTTGATTTTGTCTATAGCGTCCATTTGCACCTCGTGTATATTGTGCAGTTCGCCAAAACTAATAAAAACTAATAGAAAGTGGTTGACTTATAATTTCTAATTAGTTATAATAAGAATCGGCGGGAGGCAATACAAAACCAAGCCCCCTGCACTTAGCGGACTGCGGAAAATATTAAGGGTTGTTGGCACTTCCATAATACCACAGTTTGCTAAGTTGTCAAGAAAAACTTAGTTTTTGTTGATTGCGGAGAGGGAAAGCCGCCCTGATGCCGTAACACCCGTATTCAACCTTAAAAACTAAGCAAGAATCAAACTGGAGGTGACAGAATGAGTTTTCGCAGCGCTCGGTTGGCCGCTGGGCTAAGTGTCCGGCAGGTCATCGAGAAACTAAAGGTGACGGATGCGGCGGTTTACATGTGGGAGACCGGCACGCAGGCACCGAGGGCCAGCCGCTTGCCGGAGATCGCCGAGCTGTACGGCTGCACGGTGGACGAGCTGTTGAAGAAGGAGGATGACAAATGATCGAAACCATGACGCTGCACCAGGCATCGAAGTATCTTAGAGATAAAGGCTTGAGCCTTTGTTCTGACACCCTGGCCGACGGCCTGGAGCAAGGTGTGTACCCATTCGGCGTGTGCATCCGCACCGACCGCAGCCGGGTATTTCAGATTTTTAAAAAGAAGCTAGATGCGTGGATTGAGGAGAGAGAGGAGGAGACATGAGCAGACAGGAATACAGGGCGCTGGAGGATGCTTTTCTGGCACGGCACGATGCGCTGTGCGAAGAGAAGAGCCCGTTGGAGTGCGATTGTCCGGCCTGCCCCTGCAAGGGTATGTGCGATGCGCTTTGCGCTGCGGAGGTGAATTGATGGACGGGTACACATTGACTTTGGTCATCATCGGAGCCGCAACGGTGAGTTATTGGCTCATGCGGCTGGTGGACAAACTGGACGGGAAGTAACACAAACGGAGGGAAAGACGATGTATTTGTGTGATTATTGTGGGGCAGCGTTCCATTCGTTGGATTACATCGAGGAAAAGTCCGATGAGTGCGGAAACAGCATAATTTATGTTTGCCCAGAATGCGGAGAGGAGATTATCCCCGGAGAAGCGGATGAATGTCCTGTTTGCCACGGCTGGAAGCCGATGAAGTCTGCTATGTGCCACAAGTGCGAGCTGGAAACAATCGGAAATTTCAAGCTGGCTATACGGAAGTTCTCCGATGTGCAGCTTGATTATATTTCCGAGCTGACGGAGGGTGAGTATCTCTCGGAGTTTTTGCATAAGGGGGGCTTGGGATGATAAACGGCGTCCTCCGGTACATAAAAGCTACAGTGGAAATCCCATTCCCAGAGGGGAAAATGTGCTGTAACCTCTGCCCACTTTTGGAGACGTATGCGCGAAATCAATGCCGCCGCACGGGGGAGTATTTGCTGGACACACGAATCGTCGGGGCATATTGCCCGCTACAAGTTGTTGATGAGGAGAAAACCGAATGATGAATATCTATGAGAAAATCGCTGCAATCATGCAGGATGTCCAGTATCTGGCAAAGGACGATCATGTTGAGTTCGGCAGCACCAAATACAAGGCGCTGAGCGAGGAGAAAGTAACCTCCATCATGCGTGCGGAGCTGCTGAAACACAAACTGGTTGTATACCCCATCGCACAGACAGCTGTGAGAACTGGGAACATTACCCATGTAGATGTGATTTACCGCATGGTCAACGTGGAAAACCCGGAGGAATACATCGAGATTGCATCCTGCGGAGATGGCGCAGACACACAAGACAAGGGCAGCGGCAAGGCCATGACCTATGCGTTTAAGTATATGTGGCTACGAACCTTCGCGCTTCCCACCGGCGAGGACCCGGACAAAATTTCTTCCGCCGAGCTAGACGAGAAGGAGCGGAACGCTGCTCCGGTGTGCGAGCGATGTGGAGCTGACATTGTGTCCGTCAAGAAGCGCAACGGCGAAATGTGGACGGTAAAGGACATGGTTAAGTACTCCAAGGGCCGCTACGGAGCGCAGATGTGCGCCGACTGCATGAAGGCTGCAAAGAAGGAGCAGGACAATGTTGCAGGCTGATGTGACCGCCGCACGGTGGCAGCAGGACAGCGATGGGGCGTGGCTGTGCCTCCGGGTGCAGTCCCCCTCCTCTGCAATGACCATCTGTGACGAGATGAAGCCGGACAAGCAGTATGTGGCGCAGATCAAGCGCAAGGGAAGGAGCCTTGACGCAAACGCTTATGCGTGGGTGCTGCTGGATAAACTGTCGGCACACTATGGGATTCCGAGGAATGATGTGTACCGGGAAGAAATCAGAATCATTGGTGGCGTGAGCGATGTTGTGTGCATGGTATCAAAGGCGGCGGACGAGTTCTGCCGCAGATGGGAGGCAAAAGGAACCGGCTGGATGGCGGAACAAGGGCCAAGCAAAATTCCGGGATGCGTGAACGTGGCGGTTTGGTACGGCTCAAGCACCTACGACACAGAGCAGATGTCACGGCTGATTGACCAGATCGTTGCCGATTGCCGAGAAGCTGGAATCGAGACTATGACACCGCAGGAGTTGGATGCGCTAAAATCACGCTGGGGCGAAGCCCAGCCGTTGGGAGGTGATAAAGGTGACTGATGAAAGACGGTGCTTCCTGTGCGGCAGAAATGGAGCGGGTGACCCGCTGGAGCGGCACCATTAGGCACATCTTCGGCGGCGCATACCGCAACAAAAGCGAGAAATACGGACTTGTAGTGTATCTCTGCGGCGAACGGTGCCATAGAAACGGAGGGCTGGCAGTACACCGCAACGGGAATCAAATGCGCCTCCTGCGCCGATACGGCCAGTTAAAGGCCATGCAGGAACAGGGATGGACGGAGGATGACTTCCGCCGTGAATTTGGAAAAAGCTATTTGTAAGGAGGAAAACGATGGTAAACAGAATGATTTTGCAGGGGCGGCTTTGCTCTGACCATGAATTGCGCCGCACCAACAGCGGAACAGCAGTGTGCAACTTCCGTGTGGCGTGGAGCGAGAAGATTAAGGACAGAGAAACGAAGCTGTTTCTCACCTGCGTGGCATGGAAGAGCACGGCAGAGATGATTTGCAAGCACTTTGCTAAGGGCAAGGAGATCGTCGTGGAGGGCAAACTTTCCAGCCGGGAATACGAGGATAACAGCGGCAACAAGCGCACGGTGGTGGAGCT